CCTTAGCGGTTATTAGTAATATTGCCAATAATAATCCGGAAAAATTAAATGAGATAGCAAAAAAAAATTCAGACTCTTTCCAAGCATTCACAGACTCTGCAATAAGTTCTAATAATTCTAAAAACAACGAATCTGATCAGCAGGCTATTGTGAATATTTTAAGTAAAACGGGTGAGAATGTTGCAGCAGCTTTGCAGAAAAAAATAGAGGATGAAAAATCTAGGGAGTTACAAAAATTAGCAGCAGAAGCAGCGGTAAATACACCAGCACCAGCACCAACACCAACACCAATACCAACACCAATACCAACACCAGCTGCTGCACCTGTAGCGCTTCCTCTAACTGCAACTTTTATTAGGTACAGGCTGCCGCTACCTTCAGTTACAACAAGGGCAACACGAGGCATTGCTACACCCAACTTATCCGTTTCATTATCTTCATCACCTCCTCAATCGCCTCCGCCTCCACTGCCGCCACAGTCGACATTAACACGGTCATTGTCACCAATTTTTTCTAATGGGTCAAGAATAAACAGCTATGAATGGTTGAATTTTATTGAAACAAATAACATAAATTATTTAAATTCCATTCGTTCTTCAAATTCTATGAATTCAACTATACAGCGTCGAGAATTAAATGGAGACAGAGATATACATTTAAGTGATTTTCAACAAAGATTACAGCAGCAACGAGCAGAGCAACGGGAGCGAGAAGAGCAACGGGAGCGAGAACAGGAACGACAGCAACGAGAACAGCAAGAGCAACGAGAACAGCAACAGCAACGAGCACAGCAACAGCAACGACAGCAACAAGTAGAGCAAAATGAAAGCGACCATAACTATTTAAGTTATGACACAATTCAAATTGCAACAACGTTGATTCCTTTTTGCACCATTATTGACCCAAAAAATGAAATTTGCCCCATCTCGCAAATACAGTTTGAAGAAATCGATTGCATAATGCAAATCAAACACTGTAAACATAACTTTAATCCATATAGTTTATTTCGATGGCTTGATTCAAATTCAACATGTCCAATGTGTAGATATAATTTAAATCTTTATTCCAATAATAATTCCAATAATAATTATCATCATCGGCATCACTCGGATTATGAAATATCAGAATCGGAATCTGAATCTGAATTTGATTAAAGACACTATAAGTTTACTTGATTAATATAATTAAAAAAATAGTTAATTATATTTTATTATATAGTTGTATATTTATTCCTCCATTCATCCCTTATTATACTTTATTATATACGATGTCAAATGAAAACAAAAGTGTAAATTATTCGCATTTTGATGATAACCAAAATAAAGAACAATATTATGACGGTTATAACGTGCATCCCTCCTCTTCTCAATATAAAGAGTTGTACACAAATACAACCACAAAGAACAATACAAAAACAATAATCGGTCAACATTTTGTAAAAGACCTTACAAAACCGTTTACATATCACTCTATTTCAAACGAAACATACCATAATCTCAACCAGTCACATGCACATGATGAGAGCGATTGTGATTACTATCCTCATGATAAATCCAGTGTTGAAGATGATGGATGTTTTAAATTATATTTTTGTGGTTTAATCGGGTGTTGTTTACTGTGCATGTTTGGATGCAGCAAACATGTCTAAAAAAAATCCTTTTTTACACCTTTTCTCATTTGAAACGCCGATTATTCTTTTGAAAACATAGTTAATATTTGGTCTATATTTTTATTATTATCATATACAAACCATTTCTTTTGATTACAATCCCAAACTCCACCTAATTTTTTAATTTCATCTTTTTTCATAAAAGGAACTATAATATAAATTTTTGTAGATGTATTATAAGGACAACTTTCTAAGTCAATTGCCATATTTGCTAATTTGTCTGCGTTATCATTACCTAATGAATGTATGTCTGTATTATTTGTATGAGCCTTTATATGTATAAATTGAATATTTGATTTATCCTTATAAATTTCATAAGCACTTTTAACTAATTCTTTATTTGGTATATCTACATTCCAATTTTTTTTATAGCATTTTTCACCATAAGAAGAAACACAATTTATAGCATATTCCGAATCGCTTACAATTGCTATATTTTTCCCATTCATTATATCATTTTTGATTATAAAGTATGTTTCAATAATCGCACTCAATTCTGCTGTATTGTTTGTTTGTTTTCCTTCTATTTTTTTTGATATATTACGAATATCATTTATTCCAAAAAAAATACCTATTCCTGCTAACGCATTATTTTTTCCATTATTAGAGCAAGCTCCATCAGTATATACATAATATTCAGGAATAAAATCAACAACTTGTTTTTTTTCTTTGGTTATAATTGTATCAAAAAATGATGTTATAGGATTTTGTTTTTCATTATTCGAATATGTAATATTATCACCAGTTTTATTATTTGATTGAATAAAAGCATCCGCTTCTTCTTTTGTCTCAAATTTTTTATATAAAGCATTTTTATAACCTTTTACAGAAATATTACAATCATTCCAATTTAGAAATATTCCAACATTTCTTCCGTTAGAAACAGCATAAAATACCATTGTTATATATGTATTATATCGTTTAGGTTTTATGTATTTTTTGATATAATATAAAATGGGCGTTTCAAATGAGAAAAGGTGTAATAATGGAGGGGGTCATAGGAGGGTGCTCGTCGCCTCCCTACTTACTTGAAGAATTTCTTGATGCTCTGGTTTTTATTAATGGCATTGTTTGCTTGTATCAAAAACTCATCAAATAGCAGCACCTTTACTTCTTTTTGCCGTAAATCAGTAATCTTTTTTTGCAACGCTTCTCTATTTTCAGCTCCAATCTTATTTGTTTCAAGTTCTATTCTGTCTTTAAACGCTTCTTGACGTCGTTTAAATCCAGGAATCTTTTCCAGCACCAGCGCAAATAGCTGCTGCACCGGTTTCATAATTTGATTCGTAATGTAAAATGTATAATTAGGACGTATATTATTTTCTCGAATGTATGCAGGATGCTCGATTCTTTCACCCTGTAGCGCCTTTTTATCCGGATTGTGAATATATATAAATGGGATTCTGTCTCCGACGCTAGGCTTATTTCCAGAATCGCGCTGTCCCATTCGGTCCGCAAGCACCTTGTGCGCAATTTGCTGCGGGTTTTTATAATTTGAATTCAGCGACTTGGTAATGATGAGCTTTTCCAATGGAATTTTCTCATTCACCAGATTTCGCAAATATTCTTTGAGAAATGAAATGGCGCGTCCAGTGTCTTGTTCCTTCATAAGTATATCTATAATTCCGCCGTACACATCTTTTACAATCGGTGCATTGTCTCTGCGCTTCAAAACAATACCCATACTTTTCCTCGTTCCTTTGTTTGCATTCGTTTCATAGTATATGCCGACATACCCCTTCTTGCGAAGCAGACAAAACGGCATGATTGATTTTTCGTACACCAGCGAATGCGGCGCTTTCAAGAATGACGAAGCCAGCTCCCCCACTTGCTGTGCAAGCTCAATCGTGATTTCTAGCGCTTGCTTGCCGCGAATCGGTGTTCCGTCTTTGTCAGCCAAATTAAATGTAAAGAATACAGAATCCGTGTTGTGCACAATCATATTTCCAATTCCAGCTGCAAAATGATGATTGTCGGTGGTTAAATCGTAAACATATTGATTCTCTTCAACGGGTAATGTTATTATTTTCTTAATAGAATCGGTGCATCTTTTTTGAGTGCGTTTTGTCATATTCATTCTATAAATATCCATCTTGTCTGAACGCGTGTTCAATGATGTTTTCCATCCAAGACTTTGGGCCAACAAAGATATACAAGCAGCGCTGATTTGATTTTTTTGGTCAATGCGGGTGCATCCATTTTTGTCTTTAAACCCGTCGGCATCATACATTCCATTCCAAAAATTTTCTCGAATTTCTTGAGTGTTATTAATAATAATTGATGGTATAATTTTGCATTTTTTATAATACATCATGCTCCTATAAAATTTTACAAATTCGACGATGCTTCCATATTTTTTTGATTTTGGAACAATTTTGTACACGCCTGAGCTTTTTAGAGTATCGTTATATACCCATTCTAAATCTGGGTAAGCAATTTTGCATAACTCTAGATATTTATGGATAAATTCCATTGATGCATTATTCAATGCCCACGAATGTTTTTTACCAGAATCACAATTATACTCTCCACAACTTCCATCTCCAAAGAAGAACCCCATGACTTTAGCTTGTTCAACAGTTACTGATGACATTGTGTTTCTTGTATATGTATACGTCGGTTGTGGCAACGCACAATGTAATAATTTTGTTCCAATTTCCACATTTTTTGGTGAAATCTCTTCGCCGTTTGCCAGAATCAAAGAATGGTCGTCGGTAACATCAACAATTCCCGTATGAGTAACAATTCTCATCATTTTTTTATGAGGGGCAAGAACGTGTCGAATTACGCGATGAAGACGAGTCCATCCTTTTTCTGACCACGTTTCCACACCGCACATCATTTCGCAAACCTGCTTGGTTTGTTTTCCATCTTCTTTGCAATACGCCCAGTCATTAGAACTAGCTCCGTATTTTTCTGCAAGCGTTTCAATGGGACAAACGTCAATAACGCCGTCAAACCGAACATACACTGGAGTACAAGCTGCCACACTGTCTCCATATACGTGCTCCGCCCGCGTGTTTACGACACCATATTTGGTCTGGCATTCAGCATTCCCGTATGTTTCTTCAACCACCCGCTTGGCATACAGCAGCAGCTTTCTGCCTGTTGCCGTTGTGGATGCCGCCACATCAATCTCATAAAATGAGCTCGTTTTGGCGCCGCATTGACCGTACAGCGAATTTGCCGTTACTTTATAACCCAGCTGACGTTTGTCCAAAATATTCTTCATGAAATCGTCCGTCTGCTTCGGAATGAGTTTGCGCGTGGCGCTTCGAGCTTCAAGCAGTTCCTCCAAAATCGAAGGCATGATTGCCTTTTCGCCGATAATGCCGCTTACATCATCCATCTTTGGTTGCGCAAATCGACACACCTTTTTCCCGTTGACCGTTTTTATCGCCTTTCCCCTTGCATTGTGTTTCCACACATATGTGTCATACTCCACATCGACATATTCGTATCCAGGCAAGTTGTCGTATATGAACACGCCGCTGCTGCTGTCCGTTTCACCTGTGGAACAAACCAGTATTCCGTCCAAATTATATTCCTTTGTCCACACTTTACTGTCGTGTGATAAATTCTCGCTAATCATTGATGACGGATACAATGACGAATAGTCGACGCACGCAACCGGATTATCCAAATACAAATCGCACTTTGGCGGCAGGACGATAGCCCCATCATAACTTTCATTTCCGAATCTTCGGTCCAGCACTGGAATAAGTGTTTTCTTTTCGCTGCATTTTTTCGCGATAAAACTGGTGAGTTTAATGCCCTGACCGCGAAAGACCAGAAAGCTAACCGGAACGCTGCAAATATTTGCCATTTCAATGAAACCGGTTAAAACGTCGATTTTGCGCATCAAGTGATGAACGAGGTTGCAATCCTGAATACAGTATTTTGCAATGACTGCGCGCTCTTTCGGACCTTCATTCGTCATTCTAAAAATATCCTGCGGTGTCACGTCGTCTTTTGCTAGCCCCCAGCGTACCTTTTTTTCCATATTGGGCATTTCATTTCCCAAAATTTCGAATACTTTAGTCGCAGAATCTAGACGAGTTACTTTGAATTTTTCACCGCCCTTGTATGAGTCGGTTGAATTGCTAGTTTCTTCAAAGCTAATGTAACTTCCAACGTCCAGTCCCATTACATTACCCGTGTAAACTGCAGTAATATCTTGTCCGGATTCATTAATCTTGTGCTCGATTTTTGTAACTGCATCGCCTATAAAATATCCGGACACATAATCCAGCTTATAAGACGACATGTTGTAGTCTCGTCGCAAGTAGTTGTACATGTCAATTTGCAACCTGCCTGGCATTTTAATATAGTGCAAATCATGCTGTCCGCTCGCAATCACAATGGTACTTTCCTCGATTGTAAGTTTTCGCGTCTTTGGGTCAACTTGGCCGCACACTTTGCCTTTATTTCTAGACAGTTTCAAAAATTCTGTGGCGCAATCATTTTCTAGAGCGCGATGAAACATGAAGTTGTAATCAAAACCGAAAATGTTGTATCCGATTATAATATCAGGGTCTTCACGCAGAATCAATTTTGTCCATTCCAACAACATGTTGCACTCGCCACCTTTGCAAACCTGTATTTCTGAATTCTGCACGTCGCAAAGGTTGTCGCACGTGTCAATGGTTAAACAGTGATTCAAATATGGGCGCTCTTCTCCTGATTTCAAAAAGGTTGACCCAATAAATGTTACTTTATCGCCTTCAACTTCTGGAAAAATTCCGGATAATGCGGAATTTAAATGAGTTATTTTGACTTCTCGGGTTAGTGCACACGATTGAAGCAGTTGCAATATGGTCATGTTTTTATCAAGTGACATCACCATCGTTGTCATTGTAACTGTCTTGGCACTTGTTTTTTTCACCTCTTCCACAATATTCATTGTGACACCATTGTCAGAAGAAGGTTCAGGTTCGTCTTCATCGTCACTGTTTTCTGCATCGCTTTCGCCGTCGCCATTACCACTTGCCTGTGCTGATACTGCTTCCGCCGCCGCAATTTTTTTTCCGATGGCATCAAACATCTCTGCAATTCTGGTTGTATCACTACTTGCACTATTCTCTGTTATCAAATTTTTAATTTTTTCTGTGATTAACTTATCTACCAGTGAATTAACTTGGCTTTTTGATAATTCTCGTTTTGAATATATTCGCTGAACGTTTCCATCAATGTATTCGTTTTCACTTTTTGTGTTTAAAAATGCAACTTGAATCATTTCTCGTAACAATTCATTACTTATTATTCCACCGTCATTTTGAATGCACCGACACACATCGATAATATTGGTCGCGAGCTTTTTGTGCGTTTTGATTGGAAGCGGAAAATCGCCGTGACTGCTGCTCGCCTCAATATCAAAACTGCATATTTTATACGGAACGCGAGTTTCTTTGGTGGGTTGCGCGCGAATATCTTGCATACTAACTACATATTCGTGAACGCAAGTTGTTGTTTTCTTTTCTTCTGAAATTTTGGTGTCGCTTGCACTTTCCTTTGAAAATTCTACCCACCCAGATGGGCTGATTTCATTGATGTGAAAAAACCGCAACAGCGGAGGAATGTTTGATTCATAAATCCTAAGACACGTCCCGATATAATTGAACCCCTCCGGATTCAAATCATACGAGTTTGTTTCAGGACAAGAAATATACCACAAATTTTTCACTCGGTTCATAATTGCCAAGTTTTTAAAATATAATACTACAAAGTTGTGCATCTTTCCACCATCAAAACCGTAAAGCTTTTTTCGCTTTACAAGTGCGCATTTTTCTTTGATAATCAAGCCATCTGAAAATCTCAGTTTTTTTGAAACCTCAATGACAAATTCATTTTTTGTGCGTTCTTCCCAGTCAGAAGGAACCAAAACATAGAAGAATGGATTCATGTCTTCAACAAATAGAGCGCACGATTCTCCTTTTTCATTTAGTCCGAACATTTGAATCACCATTTTCTTTCTATAATTGTTTTCATAACCTTGTTCAGATTGTTCAGTGCAATCATTTGTTTCACTTGCATCATATATATTGAAGTCTAAAAGACGAATCGACACCTTACTGTCTTCGGCTTCTTTTGACTGTTGTTGTTGTTGTTGTTGTTGTTGTTAATCCGCTGCCTCTTTGCTTTGGACTGCGGGCGCGGAGGCCTTCCGCTGGCCTTTGCTGCTGCTGTTGCTGCCGCTCGCTTCTCCTCGAGCTCAGACTCTTCGTCGTCAGACTCGTCGTAGTCGCGGTCGTCGTCGTCGCCGGTGGCGGCAAAGTGGTCGCCACCGCTGCTCCCAGCAGCTTCATCTTCTTCTTCTTTCTGGTCGTCGCCGTCGCCGGCGTCTCGCAGTCCGTAGAAGCTGCGGTAGCGCTTCAGAGCCGAGGTCTCCAGCCTAGAAAAGTCGATCCGCGGGTGGAGAGCGGGGAAGGAGCGCTGCCTCTGCTGCTGGTGCTGCTGCCTCTGCTGCTGCTGCTGCTGGTGCTGGTGCTGCTGCTGCTGCTGCTGCTGCTGCTGCTGCTGCTGCTGCTGCTGCTGCTGCTGCTGCTGCTGCTGCTGCTGCTGC